GTAGGGTTGAGTGCGTTTGGTAAGCAGCCGTTTGGTTCGCCCTCTGCTCAAGTAGGGCAGTATATAGACAAGGCTACAGGTGGTATGACGGCACCACGCAACATGGGTGAGCAAGTCTCCGATGTAATAGGCTCTATGCTGTTGCCTGCCCCCTCAATAGCTGGTGGTGCAAAGCTAGCTACTAAGGCCAAGGATGCTTATAATAACTCTATTTTGATGAAGGCGCCGCCATACAAGCATTTATCTGAGTTACCTGGCAATCAGTATTTGAGTAATGATGACTACACTAGGTTACGTGAGCTTAATCAGAGCGCTGCCACGCGCGGTCAAGTTTTAGATGAGCTAGGCCTTGCCAAGCTTAAGAATGAGAAGCAATACAAGGAATGGGAAGCGCGTGCATATCAGAAGTTGCCAGAGTTTGGGCAGGATATACTCAAGACATTGACGTACCCACGCAGGAAAGCTACTACCATAGAGCACGAACTATACGATAGAGGCTTGAGAGATAGACTTAAGAATGCGCCTAGTTTGGATGATCAAACGTGGGTTAACTTCTTGCAGAAAAAGGAGGGAGTGCCATTTAATTTTCAATTACCGATAACTGGAGATGTCAACGAACAAATTCTTAATGACGTCCGGAGAATAACAAAGCGCGCTAAACCTGAAGACACTATAGAGCTATTAATGGATAGTCCTGGCGGATTCGCTGTTTATGGAGAAAACATATATAACTTGCTTGCAAAGACCCCTGCTAAAGTGAAGAGTACAATAGTAGGCAAAAACATGTCTGCAGCTCAGCAAGCCGAAATGGCAGCTAGGAGTAAGGAAGCCGCCTATGGCTCAGAAGCGCTGATGCACCACGATTTTCTTATAAATGGAGGATTATCAGCTATACCAACAGCAGAGTTTGAGCGGCTGATCTTAGATCATAGAAATAAAAGCGATATAATCACTGGCTTAGACAATATTTTGGGCAAAGGCAGGATGGCAGACTATGATCTTGGACACGACATATTTATTAATGGCAAGGTATATGCTGGTCTTCCATTAGGGACGCGTGCCCCCATACCAAAGGAACTAACCCTTGATGAGCAAGAAGTGGCTTTGGCACAAAAATATTTACAGAACCAGTACCCAGTAACAAAAACTGTACGTCTTGATTAATCTACCCGCCAAACGCCTTTTTCCACTGTGCTGGGGTTAGTTTATCGAACTCTGCATCATCCATAGCAAGTATAGCTTCTGCCGTAAGCCCCTCTGAGCTACGTGAAGATGATGGCGTATTGCTTAAGGATACAGCTGACTCCTTAGCCTTAGCATGATCTCTAATCTTGTCTTGAGCTGTGCCTTGAGGTGCCTTGCCAGGATAGCCTCTAAACTTAGCTGCCTCATATAGCTGCTGAGCTGGGTTTAAGCCGCTCTGGAAGGCGTTTGAGACTATAGCCATTTCATCTTCAAGCATTAACCTTTGAGCTGTCTGGTCATCCCAGCCGTATTTCTTTAGCTCATTGAATCTATGGTCTATAAGGTATTTATATGCATCGCCAAAGTCTTTTTGCTGATTAGCGTATTGTATGGCTGTATTCTTATAAGTATCTTGGAATGCCTGCATGCGTTGCATCTGCTGCTGCTCTTGCATGCGGTGAGTCTCTACGGCTTGCTGGTATTCTATAGCCTGCCGCTGTTTCTCTAATTGATGAGCCATGGCTCCTAGCGGGTCTTCATCAAAGCTAGGTGGTTGAGGCGCCTGTGCCTGCTGTATACGCTCCATGATTTGTTGGTATTGGCTCTTAACTTGGTATAGCTCATGGCCTTGTTCCTCTAGCCGGCGCTGGTACTCCTTGCGACGCTCCCTTTCCTCATGCATAGCAGCTTTAACCTGCTTTATATCAGTCTCTGGCTCAGCTTGTTGTATCGGTTGTACAGGCTCAACTTGTGTCCCTGGCTCTATAGATGACGGCTCAGCCTCTTCTAACATCGCCTCAGGCACATCCTCACCCTTAGAGTCGAAGTATTTATCTACCTCAGCATCGGTTACGGTCAAGTTTGTATTAGATTCAACGCCAGTTTGTTGCACAGAGTCCTCATAATAGTTGCAATATTATTTTAATATACTTAATATATTAAAAGTGGCAACAGTTAATGTTGTCTACTCTTTTGCCGTCTGGCCCACGTTACGGGCCCGTTGCTTACTTGTGTTAAAGTTCGTTCTGCGGACAGTCTGCGTAGTGACTGTGTGGTGTTACTGCAACATTCAGTAGCTGTTGCTGGCTTACATTAAAGCTTGTTCGTTTCTTGCTTAGCGTTTTAAGCCTGCCCGCCTAATCCAGGCGTTCACATGGATACAAATCGTTATTTTTTATTAATTTCTATGGAGAAAACATCATGGCTACTACAGCTTATGGCGTAAATCATCCACTTTCCAATAAGCTCTGGGCAAAGAAATTGTTCAGGGAGGCTTTGAAGGAATGCTGGATGGAAAAATTCATAGGTGAAGGGTCAGACTCAATGATCCAAAAGATGGATGAAACCAACAAAAATGCCGGCGATAGGATTACGGTAGGCTTGCGTATGCAACTTACTGGCGCGGGCGTTGAAGGTGACGGAACTCTTGAGGGGAACGAGGAAGCGCTCAGCACCTATTCAGATAACTTACTGATTAACCAATTGCGGCATGCAGTTAGGTCTGACGGTAAAATGTCTGAGCAACGTGTTCCATTTAGTGTCCGTGAGGAAGCTAAAATGGGCTTAAAAGATTGGTGGGCCGACAGAATTGATACTGCGCTGATAAATCAGTTGACAGGTAATACTGGCGTGTCTGACACCAAATATACAGGGCACAATGCTACGGTAGCGCCGTCTGCCGCTAACATAATCTATGCAGACGGACAGACTACAGAGGCTACAGTGGCATCCCATTCAGCTTCTGCAATTATGTCCTTAAAGTACATAGACTATGCAGTTGCTAAGTCGAAGACTGCCACTAGCGTGCCAATACGGCCTCTGAAGATCAATGGGGAAAGTAAGTATGTTCTATTTCTACACCCATTCCAGGTTGTAGATTTACGTACCAGCACTACTACAGGGCAGTGGCTTGATATTCAAAAAGCTGCATTGCAGGGCGGTCAAATCTCTAAGAATCCCATTTATACCGGTGCTCTAGGGGAATACAACGGCTGCATAATCCATGAATCTACCCGTATTCCACGTACTACAAACGCAGCTAGCTTTACCTCTACTAACTTAGAAGGGGTATATAGGGCAGTGTTTTGTGGGGCGCAGGCAGCAACATTGGCATTCGGTCAAGACTCTAGCGAGAACAAGATGGACTGGGTCGAAGAAAAATTCGACTTCGGAAATCAGCTAGGTGTGGCCGCAGGCATGATCTGGGGTGCAAAGAAGACTGTATTTAATAGTGCAGACTTTGGAACCATCGTTATACCAACCTATGCAATTAACAGGGGGTAACCATGGCACAGACACTTACATCTACTGCTTTTACTGCTCCAATCAAACAGTTGCATGCAGGGCCAAATACAGTCTCTTTTGACTATACAACGCCAGCAGGCCTCTCTTTGTCAGCATCTGCTAATTCACTTGTAGTATTAGGGCCTAGAATCCCTAATAGAGCGGTGATTACTAGCGTGATGGGACGGCACTCGAGCGGTTCTGCAACATGCCCGGTTGATATCGGGGTGGATGCCACGATCTCTGCGCTAGCTTCACAGGCTACGCAAGGAGCTACTGGTATTCCAGCTACTTTGCAGGTTCCATATAAGATAAGCATCACCGATACGGCTGATCCGCTTTACAGCATTATGAAGTTCGGGGTCACACCTGGGACTGATACTACTGTGGTGCGATTACAGTACACGGTTACTTACGCGATGGACCAGCAGTCTTAAGCAGTTCAAGGGCGGGGTCTCATAACCTCGCCCTTTCTTTAAATTCCAATGAAAGTTATTCATGTTACAGACAATAAAAGGCTCTGCAGAAGAGCTATTTCAACAGGCCTTTGAGGCCCTCAAAAATAACCAACTAGATAAAGCTGAGCATATATACCAAACCTTACTTGAAAATGACCCAAGCTCCCCTGTGTTAGTTGCCTACCTGGGGGCTCTTCATATGAAAAAAGGGCTTAATGAACGGGCTGCTATTTACTTAAGGGAAGCTATACGGCGTTATCCTGATCTTATAGATGCCTGGGTTAACCTAGGCTGTGCCTATAAACATCAACAAAAGATCGTAGAGGCTAGAGAGGCATTTAGGAAGGCTGTTGAGCTAACGCACGCTGACCCAGAGAAAACTGCCACAGATAGGTCGCTAGTATTATGCAACTTAGGCTCAACATATGTAGGGACTGGCACGCCAAGTGACGGAATTCCCTTGCTCAAGCAGGCCATTGAGTTAAGCCCTGGGAATGAGGAGGCGCATTGGAACCTAGGACTTGCATACCTTGAGCTTGGTGACTATGAGCAGGGCTTTAGCGAGTATGAATACGGTAAACGCCAGTTAACCGCTAAACACAGGAAGTACCATACAGATGGCACTCCTATATGGAATGGCACGCCAGGCCAGACTGTAGTGGTATACGGAGAGCAGGGTATAGGTGATGAGATTATGTTCGCAAGTCTGCTCCCTGATATCATGAAGGACTGTAATGTTATCCTAGATGGCCATATAAGGCTTATGGACTTGTTTAGGCATAGTTTCCCTGGATTACCAGTGTATGGCACCAGAGAAGGTGCGGATGTGCCGTGGGCTAATTTCCATAACATAGATTCTCATATCTCTATAGGGTCGCTTGCAAAGTTTTATCGTAAGAAGTTAGAGGATTTCCCAGGCACACCGTATCTAAAGGCTGACCCTGAGCTATTTGAGAAATATCGCAAGAAGCTAGCGGCCCTAGGCACCAGGCCAAAGATAGGTTTAAGCTGGAAAGGCGGCACAGCAGCTACCAACATGAATGCCCGCAAGATTAAATTGAACCAGTTGCTGCCATTATTTGATATAGATGCGGACTTCATAAGCTTGCAGTACCACCCAGACTCAGAGGAATACGTAAAGAACTTCAATGAGAAGTATGGCAAGAATCTAATCCACTGGAGCGACACTTTAGCTGATTACGATGAAACCGCTGGACTTGTTCGTAATATAGATTTAATAATATCAGTGCCACAGAGCGTTGTTCATCTCGCAGGCGCATTGGGAGTGGACACTTTACAGTTGTGTCCAAGACGTGCTTTGTGGCAGATGGGGCCTTACGGTGAGGAGATGCCTTGGTATTCGTGCGTTAAGAATATCTGGCAGGATGAAACTGAGACCTGGGAACCTGTGATTAACCAAGCTAAAGAGGCAGCATGCCGTATATTACAGAGCAATACAGAGATTTAAATAGCTTAATGCATGAGCAGAAGCCAGGGTATGGCACCAATGGCTATAAGCACTTGGAGTCTATTATGACTTTATCTGAGAGGCTAGGTAACACGCAAGATATCTTGGATTATGGCTGTGGCAAGTCTACATTGGCTATTAATCTGGGCTTTCATATACAGCAGTATGACCCTGCTATACCAAAGTTTGCTGCTGAGCCTAGGCCTGCAGACCTTGTATGTTGTACAGACGTGCTGGAGCATATAGAGCCTTATTATGTAGATGAGGTATTAGATCACCTGCAGGCCCTCACTAAGAAAGCATGTTTCGTTGTTGTATCGACAGTTCCAGCCAATAAAACGTTACCAGACGGCAGGAACGCTCACCTAATTCAGAAACCAGCTAAATGGTGGATGGATCGGCTATGGGATAGATTCGAGCTAGTTAATTTTCAGCTACTCGACGTTGAATTCCAGGCTGTTTTAGCAAAACAATCTTCTCGAGGTAAATAATCATGAAAAGAGCAAACCCAGGTAAAGTCAAAATGTCTAGTACTTCACCAACCAAACCAGGTGGTAAAGTAGTGCAAACTGCTGCACCCAAGTCTACTAAGACGGCCAATAACACCACAAATAGAACCGCTAAACTGATAAAGAGATAGGATGCTAAGGGTATTCATAGGTGTGGATCACCGACAGCTAATATCATTTAATGTGTTGCAGCAATCTATATGGCGCAATAGTAGCGTGCCAGTGGCTATAACGCCGTTAGTGATAAATAAGGATAATCCTCCACACTTTAGCAAAAATAGTATAACCACTGACCAGCTACCTATCCAAAACCAAGGATTAACGCCGTTTACATTCTCAAGGTTCATGGTTCCGTGGCTATGTAATTATCAGGGCTGGGCTCTATTTTTGGACTCTGATATGTTAGTATTAGGAGACGTGGCGGAGCTATTCAAATTAACCACTCCTGAATACTCCGTCATGGTTGTAAAGCACCCTAAGCATGAGTTTGAGTGGGCCAGCATGATGCTGTTCAACTGCGAGAAATGTAAAGTTCTCACACCTGAATACGTAGACAAGCTTAAAACTACCAAGCTAATATGGGCGGCTCCAGAAGAAGTGGGCGCTTTGCCTAGCGAGTGGAACCACTTAGTGGGCTATGATAAGCCTCGGGATAA